CGAGTGCATATGCGCCGTTATAATACTCACCAATCTTTTTAATCATACTAGGATAAACGAGTGGGCTTATATCGTTATTCTTGTAAGTCGCGACGACTTTATATGGAATCTCAGAAATGTCTAAAACTACGAACGCCGAGTAGTCCAGACCTTTTCCGCGACTCGTATCTGCGACGAGCATATAACTCTTTCCAGGGACGGGTTGATGGTAGATTGATATCCCACTTTCAGTTTTGTTTAGAGGAGTCACAAAAGCCAGAGACTTTAGACCGCTGGCTGAAATAAGAGTTCCCGATGAACCCATGAATTCACATTCAACTTCCTGGAAATACTTTTGTTCACCAAGAACAGCTCGCTGCTCGTCTGCCCATTTCTGATCGCGCCCTGGAACCTGTCTCCAGTTGGCTTCAATATGTAAGAATCCGTTTTGATTTTCGACTGCTTCGGTCCACATCTTATAAAAGTGATTCATACCATTCGGCGTCGAAGAAATTAGAATTTTAGATGATGTACCAGAAGAAATCGTAGGATAAACCGAGGTGAAGAATTCTTCTGCGATGTTACTCGGGACGAATGCAAACTCGTCGAGGTATAGTAACGAGATAGAGAAACCACGAATCGCGCTGGAGGCAGTAGACGTTGCCATTACACGGCAGTTATTCTCTAATTCAATGTCGCCTTTGTTCCAAGTTTTGACGCCTTGTTGAATCCACAACGGAAGTGCTTCGTACGCAATCTTAATACGAGAAAGAATTTCGCGTGCTGTTGGTGCTTTATTAGCAAGAATTGCGACGAATTTATCTTGATTGAAAAGAATATACCAGAGAATATAACCAACAATCATTGTCGTTTTACCAAGCTGACGACCAGCTTTTAGAATCACACGACGGTTTTGATTAATGTCTTCAATGGCTTGTTTCTGAAATGGATACAGCGAGATGTTGATAAAACCTTTATCAAGTGTGATGATCTTTACATATCGCTCAATAAAATAAATTGGATCTTCTGCACACTTTACATACTCACGGACTTCATCTTCCGTGAGTTGCAATGGCATATTAATTTTCTTTAAATGCGGATTGCCAAGATAGTTTTTGATTCTAGTCTGAAGATTCATTCTTTATTTTCTTTAACAAATCAGCAGTAGAGCCAACAAACACTGCCTTGTCTACAGTAATATTTGTTGGGGCAACTTCTTTTGGTTGAAGTTCTAATTGCTGTTTTTGGAGAATCATAAGTTTCTCTGTCACATCAGAGAGATTCTTAATCATGTTTGCTGCTACTTCATACGCTCTTGGGTGCTGACTTTCTTTAGCCACTTCCAAAATGCCATCCAGAGCTTCGTTACCCTTTTCGATAAGGTTGTAATAATTAGAACGAGAATACTGAGCATCAGGATTAGCAGCTGCGTCGTTTGATCCATGAATAGTAACACTTTTGTTCTCCTCTTTTGCAACAGGAATATAATCAGTGTTTAAAATTTCTGCTAAATTTTTATCTGCTTCGCTCATAAATTATGTGATATTTGGTGCCGATTCAATTGATACATCAAATCCAAATGCATCATTTGCATTTGCTGATGATGGATCTGGAGTGACAGTGATATTATTTAATTGATAATCTGTTGCTGATCTGTATGTTGATAGATTATAAGATGCATTTGAAACAGCACCTGTAATAAATTTGCCTGTTTCAAACGATCCAGTAACATCTGATACAACCAGAGTATTTGAGTTGTTGCTCCATGAAGAAATAAATCCAGTCGCTGTTGCACCATTAATATTTCTACCTTGATATACAAGTTCGCCAATTTTAAATTCGCCATCTCCAGTAGACAATGCAAAACTTTTTGCTTCATTGCCACCAGTATTATATGCATATGTATTTGCTGTTACTTGACGAATTATCTTAGCATTGCTGACTGGACCATAGAGATATCCACGCATTGTGAATCCAAGATTCCACTGTAGCATGCGGAGTTCTTGCGGTGGACCATCTGATCCACCAGCATTATAGTCAACACTTTGTAGAATCAATGGCACATCAACTGGATTACCAGCGTCGACAAGATCTAATGTCATTGTATAATCTGGATTGAAATATGGCAAAATTTGCTCAATGATTTGTGTGCCGTCTTCAGTATTGCGAACATAAATGTACAACTGAAAACTAAAATTATATGGTGCGAGCGTGACTGTCTTCACCGCAGAATCATTCAGTGCACCATATTGATTCATAAATGGAGAAATTTTACGCGATGTATCATATGCAATACCTGTCAACTCAAATGACATTCTTGGCAACGTTAGTTGCACGCGACGATCCAAGTTAGGATCTTGTGTAATACGTTGATAGAATTTTTCTTTTGTGATGTAATTCAATGGAACGATAACACGTTCAATTTCTTGAGTACCTGCAAGATTATATCGATACAACTTGATGTTGTTGAACATCGTGCCAAAAGCCACGACCATCTTGCGAGTAATTCTATGATAAAAATGTTGACCAGAAAGCATGATTAGTTCTCGTCGATTGTTCCGAATGGATTTGTTTCAGTCCAGTCAAGAATATTATCTGCTTCGTTTTCAAGCAGTACATTCTCTTCGAAGTCGTCCGTGGCGTTATCTTGTGGATCGCTGCTTGTCATCGTCCATTGCGCACTACTTTCAGATCCTTTGATGACTGTATTCGCAGCAAAAGATCCTTTGATGTTTCGAATGATAAGTTTTCTATTTGGAAGATCCCAACTTGAAACATATCCTTTGGCTGTAGCAGCTGCCAATGAAGCACCTTGATATGCAATCTCATGCACATCAAATGTTCCACTGCCACCAGCAGTCATCGTGAATTCAATTCCGTATGCACTCAAATCAGCAACAGCATCAACCTCTGGAACGCCAGTGTCAATAATTTCACCATTGTATTTGAAGACTTCTAGATTTAATCCGTACATGTATGGCGCGAATTTACCAGCCTGGAAGAAGTTCTTTTCTTCTTCGACGAATCGAATCTCAAGAAGTTTTTGTTGAACAGGCATGAAGATCAAATCGCCTTCTTTTGGAACGTTGCGTAAAATTGTTGGCACAAATCTTTCAAATGTTCTACGAGCAACTGCAACACGAGCTTCCTTTTGAATTTGTAAACCAAACTTTGAAAAGAATTCTTGATTTCCTTCAAAGTCTTGAAATGACTCAAGGTACATATCAATCTTGTATGCTTTTGTATATTTCTTTACTGGATCATCACCGAACAAACGATCTAGTTCTGAGTGAGATTCTCGTGGCAAATAGTAAACATCGATTCCATGATTCTTGATTGATTCAATGATCATGTCCTCAATGAGCATCTGCTCACGAGTTGCACCTTGATTGTTAAAATAAACACTGACTGCCATATTAGCCAACTATCATCATTGGTGGTTCTTCGTGGACATCGCGGAGCTTTGCTTCGAGTCTTTGAACTTCATCTGCAGCTTCTGCATAAATTTGCTGACCGTTGACAACTAATCCACCAGGAAGAGTGTAATTCGCATACTTCTTGAGATTGTTACCCCACTGACGTTTAAAGAGTGCAGTGACGTATTCCTTTAACCAAGAATCATTGAAAATTCTTTCGTATGAATCAATATCAACGATTCGATTTGCTTTGAAGACCATGTAGTCGCCAGCGTCTAGTTTACCATCCCAGTCCTGCCACAAGTAAAGGCGATTTGTTTTCTTGTTATAAGTGTATGGAATCTGTCCCGTTACGATCATGTCGAGGGTCGACAAGTGCTGACGAGCGATAAAATAATAGGTGTATGACGAGGCTGAAAGGCTATAGAAATCGTTGAGGCGAATCTGGTAGTTTACGTCGAACATATTGAATTCTGTGCCGCCCATGGAACTCACGGAAGTTCCTGAGAATGGGAAAACTTCTGAGACGCCGATAATGTTATCACAAAGCGTGATATACTTGTTTAGAATATCGGCATTTGTGACTTTGTGGGCAAGATACATTGTCTCAGTACCGTCGTAATGATAGTCTTGGTACATTTGCAACGCATCGTCAATTCGATCGTCTAGTTGATCGTCATCTACGTTGATGTCGATTACTGGAAAGCCTAGATTTCGAAGGCAGAAGTCTTTAAGAGTGGATTTATTGGTAGGTTTTGCCATTTAGAACCTCACATGTAGTTCTATATTTAGTTATTCGACCAATCTACCTT